GTTATTGCAATAACACCAGTACTAAATCCACTAGGACGTGATCTTGTTCCCCAGTAAGTATCAGTTGCATTCACTGGAGATAGACCAGCGTAGATATACTCAGAATTTACTGCAAGATAATCTTCATAGTAAATTGACTTCTGTGGAGAAACTTCAGCATCTTTTGCTTTTGAAAGATTACCAAATTTTTCTAAAATTGATCCAACAGCACCTGTTACAGAACCAGAAGCATCAATGACAACTACATTTAGTGCATCGTTGCGTCCGTTTCTTTGAGCAACATATGAGTTAGTTCCTGGTTTTGCAAGAACCGATCTCCAAGATACTGTTACTGCATCAGAACCACCATCAGCAACGCTCGTTAAAACGTTCTGTTGATCATACCAATCAGTTAGTGATTTGCCACCAGTCATGATGCCAACATCACCTATGGTAGAAGATGAGAAACCAATGTTAGCAGTAGTGAATTGATATAGAGAACCAGATTGATAATCTACTGCAGTTTCAGTTCCAAATCCAGATACATAAGTTACAACTTTTACATCAACAAAACTTGCTCCGATTGCAGTAACAACACCCTTTAGATATCCGCTTGCCGCTGCAGTTGTACCAATACCAATTGAAACACCACTCAATGTTTGAGTTACTGCATAACCAACTTGAATTCCATGAAAAGCGGTAGTAATACCAGTAGTTACAACAACTGTAGTTGAAATTCCAGAAATTCTTTGATCTGCCGCCGCATCAATTACACAAACTTTGAGATTTTCTGCCCAGTTTCCTGGGTTCTTTGCTGCCCAGTAAAAAGAAGTATCTGAAGTGTGGTTGTTATTGTAATCATCAAAATTATTAATACTTAGAGATGTTGTTGATGCAATACCAACACCAGCGTTTGCATTGGTTAGTTGTCCACCGCCTGCTCTAACTACATCTAACTGACCACCATACGATAAGAAGTTTGATGCTGCGTACCAACTTTCGTAATGATAGTCCGTTAGACCAACACCAGGACCACCAAAAACTTCTACTAATTCCTTTTCGTTTGTAACTCTTACTATTTCATTGACAGGACCCTTTTTAAAAGGTGCAGCAATACCTGCAGAGACGTTTAGTGTTGCATTTACGCCGCCACGGGTTAGATCTACCTCTCTTACACGAATACCTGGAGATGCTAACTGAAGTGCCATTCTATACTCCCTACAGTAACCCTAATTTTAATCTAAAATTATTTATAAATTCTCAAAATCACTCATACTCCCACATGTAAGATTTGTCTCCATATTCATCAACTTTCCACACATCACCATTTTTATCAATTTCATTATCAAAAATATCTAACCCATCACTAACAAACCCAAATGGTGCCATATCTTGTTCAATTTGATTTCTTTGATCTTCATAAATTCTTTTACGAATATCCTGATCCGTCATTTCTTTAAAATACTCTTGAGCAACTAACCATGAGAATATTACAAGACACATTGCCAAATCATCATTACATCCTTCTTCAGCCTCAAATGACTGTTTTCTTTGAATGAATGTAGTTAACTCACTGATTGTCTCATAATCTGTTATAATAAGTTTGTTATCTTCAATTAAAGTTTTTAGATTTGAACATCCTACTTTTTTTGTAGTCGAACTCATCTTTACTCCAAGTTGAGTTTTCTTTCCGGAAAATCCAGTTCCAACAATTTGTCCAGCACGTCCACGCATAGAACACATTAATATATTTTCATATTCAAGATCAAAATTTAAAATTGAAGCAACTTGATCTCCAATATCATTAACTTCACATAAAATGTATGCATTATTATATGCTCTTGCTACTTCTTCAATGACTGATGGAAATAGCATTGGTTTAATTTCATTATTTCTATATTTTGCTACAACTTTATATGGGAACGTAGTAATATCAAATACTATAAATGCTGAATAATCTTTTGATACTCCACGAGCAACGTCAACAGTAATAATATAATCTCGAATTTTATCTGGTTCATTATATACATACAGACTTCCGTTAGTTTTTACTGGATCATCATAAACCATTGATTTTAGTTTAGATGGTGCAATCAAAGTATCAACTGATCCTAAAAATTCACATTCAAATTCAACCCTAAATTGTTGTTCTGAAGTATTTGCAATTGTAGATGCTTTCCATTTTGTATCTCTACCTGGAACTTCTGACCAATGAACTTCTATTGGAATATATTCATTTCGCTCTCTTTCGGAATCATGCCACAACCGATAAAAGTGATTCATACCGTGAGGGGTAGAAACAATAATTACCTTTGTAGATTGACCAGATGAAATAGTAGGATAGACAGAAGCGAAGAACTCGTCAGCAATATGGTTAGGAATGAACGCAAATTCGTCCAAAAATATAATATTGTAAGATCCCCCACGAACAGCAGAGGCAGAAGTAGAAGCAGCAATAATTTTTGAACCATTTTCTAACTCCATAGATCGTTTGTTCCAGGCAATAATACCTTGTTGCATCCATTTTGGAAGATTTTCATAAGCAAGTTGAAGTCTACTTAGTAAATCACCAGCAGTAGATGCTTTGTTTGCTAGAATTGCAATGTTTACATTATCATTGAAGACAGCATAATGTAGAAGATAAGAAACACAAGTTGTAGATTTACCTGTCTGACGAGGCATCTTACAAATATTGAAACGGTGAGCATGGAAGTTCCTAATAAGTTTCTCTTGGAAAGGATACATCTCAAAAGGAACTAGACCATGATCAAGAGAAACAATTTTAATATAATTTCTAGCAAAATATACTGGATCTTGTTTACATCTAAGAAACTCAAGAATTTGCTCTTCAGTAAATTCAATTGCAGTATTTGCTTTTTTTAAATTGGGATTACCAAGATAGATATCAGCTGCCATAATATATCTCTATTGTATTAGTAGTTCCATTTTTAAATAAGAAATAGATTTCTCCAAAATATTTACATCATCGAAAAAATTACCTAATCCTCTGTTACAGTGATTGCAAAGCATTCCTCTAAATTTTCCTGTATTGTGGTCATGATCCATAACTAAAGATTTTGTTTTACCAACATGCTTATTGTTTTTAGTACCACCAGTGTCTTCTTTACCACATATATTGCATTTGGTTTGTTGTTTTAATTTTCGCACCTCATCGTCTGTAAGTTGCCCCCTAAACTTACCCCAGTTTATTTCACTTCTATATGTAGCTCTACAAACTCTACACCAACTATCTAAACCATCTTTACATTTATTATGAAGTGGGAAGTATTCGGATGTTCTTGGTTTTAAATTCTTACATCTAGTGCAAATTTTTTCCAACACTTTATACCATTTTATTTTGTTTTATTAATGAAAAGGTATGAAAACTAACAGTTCCAGGCTCTCAAACTTTTATTCACTCTGCTATTGGGGTCGTTTGCTGTTTTCTTGCTAGTAAGTTTTTTCTTTAAACCTTTCATTCTGGCACAAAAAGAATTTCTACGTGAACCACCTTCTGGTTGAGGTGCTTTCAAATCACTACCAGGATTCTCACGTTCGTATGATTTACGACCTTTTTCATTGAGACCACCTTTTTGATTTTTTCCTTCTTTACGTTGCCAAGCAGCAACTTCGTTTAATTTTTCTTCCTCATTGCCGATGCTATCATTACTGATCTGCCTAAAATCACTAAAAGAAAGTAATTGTTGTGTGTCATAACTTTCCTTTGTAGAGGTCTTCCATCCACCACCTTTGGATTTATACCATTTGGCAGCCCATCCATTAGCATAAGCGGATGGATATACATCAAATTTTGCTCTTGCCTGGGATTTTGCTTTAGACCATAGAGAAGGATTGGTCGGAACATTTTTTTCCATAATATATTCTTCTCTTGGTTCATACATTGAAGTAAAACCACTCACTGTAGTTTTTACTGCAGACTTTGCAGTTTCACCAGATTTCTTTAGTCCCTTTTTCCATTCTGGTTCTCCTGGTTTTTTTGTATTAAACGGTTGTTTATTTGTTTCACCCGGAACGTTTTTAATAACATCCTGAACTCCTGTTTTAACTGTATCAACACCAGATTTTACTGTTTGTCCTGCTGCCTGAACTCCTGTTTTAACTACTCCAATACCAGATTTTACTGCTTGTCCTGCCTTTGCAACACCTTGTGCAATTCTTGATATTGCTGAAATTCCCCTTACAATTGGAGCAGCAAGTGCAATCATTTCATCAAGTTCTGTTTCTTCAGGGACACAGTTAGGAACTGTTCTTGTTCCTTTCTTCTTTAATCCAACTTGTTTATATCCTTTCCAACAAGCTTCCATAAACTCTTCTGCAGTTTTGACCGGATGTGATTGTCCAGCAAGTTTTAATAATTTGATTTTTAAATCTGGAGTTTTTGCTGACATTGCAGTATTTACTCTACGATCAAATTTTTGATATTCTTGCTCCGATTGCTCATCAATTTTGTTAGATGACATGATTGGTTTTCCTCCTTTTCCTGAACGGTCTGCTACTGGATCTTCTTTACGTTTTCTTTTGACTGCTGTAGCAATCTCATTTTTACCCATTTGAGATGCTTTTTCTTTAGACAAACATTTTGGTTTTGGTTCACCAGGTTCACGAGCACATTTACCAATTCTTTCACCTTTTGTATTATATTTATCCCATCCACCACCACCTACTCCACCCTCACCACCCGTTCCAAACCACTTTCTCAAATCTTCTTTAACTGAGTATGCTGCAGCAGCATCCATATTATGATCAGTGTCAGTAATCTTTGCTTGAATCCAAGCAGGAATATCTTTTTCTTTCTTGCCAAGTTTTGATTTTAGTTTTTTAGCATTGGCAATAGCATTGTCAAGTTGACTACTCGCCATTGAAACTTCGTGATCCTTCACAATAAAAACTAAGTATTACTTATCATTATTTAGAAACCCTTGCTTTAACATCTTTTGAAGATCTGCAGTTGATCCAATAAAGAGTGCATTATTAACTGTTTTTGGACCATTACTTTGTGGTTTTTCAATATCTTTCATTTTCTTTTGAAGTTCAAGCAACTTGTCCGTTACGTCACCAACAGACTTGATCAATTGTCCTGCAACTTCAAATGCCCTTGGGTGTTGACTATCTTGAGCTAATTCAAGTATTCCATTAACTGCTTCTTGACCTTTTTCAATAAGAGTATATAATTGTTTTCTACTATATTCATAATCTTTTTGTGGATCATCAGGAGTTTCTACTGGTGGTTTTTCTTTAACAGTCTCCACTATCTCCGCTTTTATGTCAAGCGCCTTATCAATAGCATCGAAAGATTTTTCCATAAATTATACATCATTTCCTTGACTTGAACTAAATGACTTAAAATCTTGGAAGAATGTTCTAGTTTCATTAAAACCAAAGTCATCATCAATATCAATCAAAGCGTCATCATTAATTGTAATGCGATCAACTTTATCACCAATGTAATGTTCTTGAATTGATGAACCATATTGTCCTCTGGATACAATAATGTTTGTTCCATCAATCTCTTCAATTCGCATTACCTCTTCATTGACTTGAATATATTTTCTAACTTCTAATGAAGCAGAACTTGTAACCTTCATTAATGTCTTAGAAGTTTCTAGTGTTGCTGTCAATGCAGTTGTTTGATCATTAGTATAATCTTTTGTTGCAGCAGGAGTTGCAACATATCTAATTTCTCTTGGTGCTCTAATTGCAGAAGCATAATCAATCTGAACTCGTTTGATGATACCACCACTTTCGTCAGTTGGTAATTCGCTATAGAAATATGTCTTTGCAGTAAAATCTAAATCATACTGAATAAATCTTCTTTTATCAAAAGATCCTTCATATTCATCTTTAAATGAAATATTATTTAATGTAAATGGAATATCTCTTACTTCGTTAATTTCATCAATTAGTTTTACTGAAACTGAAAATGATGGTTGAAAGAATGGTAGAATTTGCTCTAAAATTTGTAGAGCATCATCTTGCAGTTTAGATGCAAAACTCAACCTAAATCCAATATCATATGGAACAGGCATGAATACTTTTTTAATTTTATTATTCTCTACTCCACAAAATTTTGTTATTGGAGATGCCTTTCTAGAAGGATCATAACGATATGATATAATTTCAAATGCTAATCTTGGTAATGTAATAGCAACAGTTCTATCAAAGTTTGGTTGCTGTTCAACTCTTGCTAAGAATTTTTGAATTGGTCCATAAGCAATTGGAACTTTGATAATACTCAGCGTTTGATCTGTGTCATCTGCTTTGTGTTTAATTTCAATATTATTGAACAGTGTTCCAAAAGCAATAACTGTCTTTTTAATAATTTCGTGATAGAAATATGCTCCTAACATTTATTATATCTCACCAAATGGATTGTTTTCAGAGAAATCAAGAATTGTACTTGCTGCGGATTGAATTTCTTGATTTTGCTCAAATGGATCGTCATCATCATAGTTGATTGTATTTAGGATGTACGCAACACTACCAAATGTAGTTCCTGCACCAATGATCATTTCACCTGGAGCAAATTTACCAGTCAAACTACGTGCTCTCATTGTTAGAGTTGGTTTATCCCAAGATGCTGTAATTGCAGTTGTACCAGTAGAAACTCCCCTTATAATATCTCCAAACATATATGTTCCCACACCAATAGTTCCTGCAGCAGATACTGTAATTGTGGGTACTTGCGTATATCCATAACCCGCATTAATAATTCTGATTGCTGATAGATTATTTTGCGTATTAAGAACTGCAGTTCCAATAGCGGTAACTCCACCAGAAGGTGCATTAGTAAATGTAATTGTTGGTGGTAAGACATAGTTTTTACCACTAGTAGTTATTGTTACGACGCCAACAGAACCAGTCGTTCCAATTCCAACTACCGCAACCGCACCAGTTCCATTTCCATCTGTAGAAATAATTTGAACTTTTGGTATTGTTGTATATCCATATCCAGTATTTGTAACATAAATCGCTTGTAGTGATCTTGTACCACTACTATTTTCTGTAGTAATTGCAACTGCTTGCGCTGTTCTACCTATACCTGGAGGAGCAATTCTAACTGTGGGATCTGCAGTATATCCCGTTCCTTCATTAAGGATATTAATCGTATGAACGCCACCATTAACTAGAGATGTAAATGCAGCAGCAGTTGATCCAATACCAACAAAAGTAAGAATTGCATTATATCCAAACGATCCAAATTCATTATCAATTTCAGTAATTTGAGTATCTATAATTTCATCTTCATATTCAAATGCTTCACACTTCAAAAGGTATGTGTAATTTTTTTGTAATTGAAAAAATGCTGGTTGATCATTATCAACAAATTTGATTTCAAAAAGAGTATCTGATAATGGGAAGTATAATAAATCTCCTTCTAATGGTCTAGATGGATTATTTGGTAAATTAGTTACATTTTCTAGCAATGGAGTAATGCTATCTTCAAACCTTCTTTGTGAAATAACAATTTGCATTTCTGCAGTTGTTCTAACACCAAATTTTGTTAAAATGCTTCCAGGATCACCAAATCCTTCATAACTCTGAACATATCCTTCAATAGGAAAAGATTTATTAAACTTTGAAGTCGAAACTTCACGCATTATAGATTTGGTATTTACAAAAATTCTTGGTAAGTAAATAAATTCAATACCATGAATTTTGATGTGCTCATCCATCAACTCTTGCACAAGAGTTTGTTCTGATTTAGTTCCTTGCGTAAAAAATGGATTAAGCATTATCCGATCATATCTAATGGAGGAAGTTCATAATCATAAGTCATTCTTTCTTCTAGTTTTTCTAATTCTCCTAAGGCATCTTCATAAATTTCACGACCATTCAACTCAATTCCACCTGGAAGTTTTACTCCCCTAAACTTGATTAGGTTTTGCCCCCATTGTCTTTTCATCAAAGCAGTAAAGTACTTCTTCAAAAATGGATCATTATAAACTTTTGTAAATTCATTTGGATTTAGAACTCTATAGCATTGAATAATAATATAATCATCAACCTTCATACTAGAATAATCTGTGTCTAGGTATAATCTATTCTGTCTTCTATTGAACCTAATTTGTTTATCTGGATGTAGAATAAAATCTATATCTTCCAAATATCTTTTTGTCATAGTATAGTTCAATAGTTCAGTAGAACTAAACCAATAAATATCATTCAAAAATAATTGATAGTTTACACTAAACATATTCGTGCTAATTGCACGATTATCTAATTTCCAAACTTTTTCAATTCCAATAACTGCATCTGGAACTTGAATAAAGTTTTGATTTTCTTCAAAGGAGAATGTAGTTGTTCCTATGCCAGTTATATTTGATGTCCCTGTTGATGTAGTAATTCCTATTGATTTATTTGATCCTCTTGCTTGAATTGAATCGATAAAATTTTGAGTAATTTTAAATTTCAAATACATCAATTCGACACCATCCATATGTCGATTTTGATAAATTTGAATAGCATCATCAATCAAATCTTCAATTTGCTCATCGGCAAGATTAATCTCTAATACAGGATACCCAAGTTGTCTTTTTGCGTAGTTTACTAATTCCTGTCTAGAAGCAGGGTTTGCCATTGATATATCTACTTTTTTCTATTTATTATGTTCTTGTAATAACGACATCAACTTCATCTCCATCTGTCAATGCAGAAACAAGGTTAATAGCAGGGGATCCAATTGTATAATCTTGTGTGTTTTCTAATCTAAAACCATTTAAAAATACTTGAAGATTGCTTGAAGTAATATCAGCACTTGTTGGGGTAAATACTGTTTGTCCTTGAATTGATGTGAAATAATCTTCAGCAGTATCGCAAACCAAGTCAACTTCATCTCCAGCGGTTGTTGGAATTATAAATGCAACAGATGAAGATGCTCCATAATCTATAGTCTTTCGTAACTTGATACCATTGACATATACTTTGATGTTTGAAGCAGATGCAAAAGATCCGCTTGGATTAATTATTATTTGTCCTTGCGTTGCAGTAAATATCTGTTCTTCTAAAGTATTTCCAAAGGAAACTATAATATTGACACGATCATTAGCAGTTGCACCACTAACTAGCGTAACAGTTGATGGTGCAGTTATTGTGAAATCTGTAGTTGTTCTAAGTTTTATGCCATTAAGAAAAACTTGAACAGATTTTCCAGTAAAGTTTTGACTGCACGTAAAAACTGTTTGTCCTTGCGTTGCAGTAATATAGTCATCCGAAATTGTTGTAGCAGAACCAACACTTTCGGATCCACCAGAAGCGGTGGCAAATGATAAATTTCCAAATCCGTCAGTTTTTAAAAACTGACCAGAAGTTCCATCAGATGAAGGAAACTTAAACCCAGAAATTGTTGATATTCCTGTTGAATAAATGCTACCATAAAAAGTAGTTGCAGTGACTAATCCAGTAACATTTACGTTTGTTCCTTTTAAATATGTTGCTGTAGAAACGCCTGATGAGTTGATATTACCAGTAATATCTCCAGTTAGTTTACCAATAAAAGTTGTTGCAGTAACAACACCGCTAAATTTAACATCTCCTACAACATCTAGTTTTGATGTTGGTAATGTAGAACCTATACCAACATTACCAGCAGTAAAGAAAGTATTATATGTATTTGTTCCTGTACCAACATTCCAAGGATTAACAACAACAACTGTTGTACCAACTCCAACTGATGATTGGTCTTGTTTAATATAAATTTTACCACCAAATGTATTGATTGATAATTCTCCAAGATCCAATTGCGATGTCGTGGGAATTTTCCCAGACACAGCTGATCTTTTAAACTTGATTGTAGGACTTACCATTTACAAAAATAAAAAATCTGCTATAAAGCAGAGACTTTTTTCCATTCATATAATCGCCGTCAGAAATAGTATATACTCTCTTTACGAATGATTGTTTAGATTGAATGTTGTCTCTAAGTTGGTATTATTTAGGTTGATATTTTTTATTTAAAATTCAGCAGTATCAACTTTTTTTGTACTCCTTTTTGGTGCTTCTTCTAATTGTCGTTGTAAGTCATTGATCAGTTCTTGTTGAATTAATGTTCTTACTTCAAACGCAATAGATTGTGCATTTGCTTCATTCAATCTTCTTTGATACACATTAATTAATGACTTTAGTTCTTGTTCATTCATAGCAATAAAAAAGGGGAAGTTTTAAACTTTCCCCTATTTATTGGATTTTATTTAGATTTAGAATGAACCACCATCTATTGAGATGTTCTCAAGAGATCTTGTAGTTCCACTGCAAGAAATTACTTGAGAAGCACCTGCACAGTCATTTACATAAAGAGAACCGATTTGTAATCCACCATATGTTGATGGTGTAACAACACCACTACTTTCTGAAACGGTTGCTGCAAGGACAAATAATGATGCACTATCATCCCAGAAGAAAGCAGCTTTTCTTGCTTGGGTATCATAGTAATTCATGATTAAACCAACATCTTTGTTGGTGTCAGAAGATGGAGCAGATCCATCAACCATTTGAAGTTCAAGTAAAGTATCTTCTACTGTGGTTTGTACAGTATTGATTTGTGTTGTTGTTCCGTTTACAACCAAATCACCACCAATAATAACGTTACTTGAGAATGTAGAAATACCAGTAATATTTGCACCGCCAGAACCAACAATCAAACCATTATTACTATAGGTTAGATTTGTACTATCTGTCAGAGCACCTGCAGCACCAGCAATAACAACACGACCTGAAGTTAAATCACTAACTGTTGCCGATGATAGCGTTGTTTCGCCACCAGTGATATTTGCACCAGTACTTACATTTAGAGTTCCACCTACAGTTGCACCAGCAGAAATATTTACTGTAGTTGATTGTAAGAACGAAATTGTAGAAACACCAACAGAATTTAATCTACCAGTAATACCACCAGCAACCGTTAAGTTTTCTTCAGCACTAACGTTACCAACAAAAGTTGAAAGACCTGTGATTTTTAACGCTGGTAATGTAGCACCACCAGCGCCACCAAGAACATACTGCGACATTTGATCCGCAGTAATTTTTCTAATATTGCCAGTACCTTCATCTGCAATAATTAATAAATCATTCTGTGTTAAAGATGAAAGCGCAGTGCCTCCAGCAATATCAAGGGCAAGAATTGGAATGGTATTGGATGAAATACCAGCACCAGAACCACTGAAAGATGATGCAGTAATAACACCCACAGCGTTTACTGTAGTTGCTTGAATTTGAGTGATTGTAGAAACACCAGAGGCATTAATATTACCTGTAATGCCACCAGATACTGTTAGGTCTCTATTTACCGATAGATCAGTCCCTACAGTAGCTGCAGCGGAAACGTTTGCAGTGGTTGCCTGTAGAAATGCTACAGTACCAACACCAGCGTTATTTACTGCACCAGTAATGCCACCAGATACTGTTAGGTTTCTATTTACCGATAGATCAGTCCCTACAGTAGCTGCAGCGGAAACGTTTGTAGTGGTTGCTGTAAGTTGTGAAGTAGTTGTAATTCCAGCAAGTTTTGCTCCACCTAAAGCTTCAAATACCTTAGTTGAGGTAGAAAATCCTGTCATTAGGATATTTCCAGCAGTCTTAAAGTTTTGGACTGCAACAACATCACCAAGTGATTTGAAGGTAACAATTTCTAGTTCATCACCTGCATTAACACCTGTTGTTAAATTTACAAGTGATCCATCAGTTGCTGTATAGTCCGTATTAGTTACTAGTCTTAGACCATTTAAATATACATCAACAAATCCTTCTTGATAACCAGCAGAAACTGTAAATGCTGCCTGATTTTGTGTTGCACTTATAAGTTCTGAAGTTGTATATGTAGATGCTGCAACACCAGATATTGTAATGACTGCAACTTCATTGATAACTTGATAATTTTCTAAACCTGTTCCAGTAAACTTAAATGCTGTTACAAGACCGTTATGACCACCACCAGTTTGAACACCAACTAGAGGAACTAATGACCCATCAGTATCACGGAAATCTGCACCACGGAAAGATGATGCTGTAATAATGCCAGTTGCATTAACTGTGGTTGCTTGTAAGAAGGAAGCAGTTGATACTCCAGTAGCATTTAAGTTTCCTGTAATGCCACCTAATACTGTTAGGTTTCTATTTACCGATAGATCAGTCCCTACAGTAGCTGCAGCGGAAACGTTTGTAGTGGTTGCTTGTAAGAAGGAAGCAGTTGATACTCCAGTAGCATTTAAGTTTCCTGTAATGCCACCAGATACTGTTAGGTCTCTATTTACCGATAGATCAGTCCCTACAGTAGCTGCAGCGGAAACATTAACTGTAGTTGATTGTAAATGAGATGCTGTTGATACTCCAGTAGCATTTAAGTTTCCTGTAATGCCACCAGATACTGTTAGGTCTCTATTTACCGATAGATCAGTCCCTACAGTAGCTGCAGCGGAAACGTTTGTAGTGGTTGCCTGTAGAAATGCAATTGTAGAAACGCCAGAAGTGTTTACTCCACTTTCCCAAGTAAGAGTTCCACTGGAGTTTGTTCTTAGATATCCTTGATCTACAGCAGAACTTGGAAATGTATAAGTTACATCTGATCCAATGGATGCAGGTGCTTTTAATGTAATTGAATTGGCACCATTATTAGTACCTTCAACAAGATTTACACCAGAACCTACTGTTGTAGTTTCCTTTGTCCAATAACGATGAGAACCAAAGAATTTATTATTTTCTGTTGTACTATCAATACCCACATAAAGATCATATTTGTCAGTAGTGAAACCGGGTTCACCTATTCTCAGACCAGGTAAATTACTAAATAAACCTCTTTTAAACTGAACTACCGGAGCAGACATTTGATATATATGAAATATGGTTAACTAAGTTTATTTAGATATTTACCATTCTCCTGCATCTAAATCTATTTTATTATCTAACACATCGTCCAAATAATTTATTGTTGCGGTTGACATTCCTACAGGAGTAGGATCTGTTGTTGTTATTCCAACAGATGCATCTATTACTGTATCAGGATTTACAAACACATATTTTTGTGTTGTGGCATCATAAACCATAACATATTTGTTAGTAGATCCATTTAAATTTGTTGTATCTACGTCTAAAATATCTGCTAAATTTGCCACGTTTGATTGTGCTGAGGTAACAACTACTTGAATTTCTCCTATACCAATATTAATATCTGCATTACTATCTTCAATAGTAGATATAATTTCTGCGTTACTATCTTCAATAGTAACTATAATATCTGTCATTTTAAGAAACCGTTGGGTTTACTGTAATTTGACCAGTTATAACTTTTGTTTTTACATTATTTTGACTAGTATTAATAACCAAAATATCATAATTATATCTACCACCAGTGATAATACCAGTTTGAGAATTATTCAATGATAATGTCAATTTACCCTGAGATGGATTTGCATTATATGTTGTAGCAAAACTAATATGACCAGCAGAACCACTCCACTTTCTCATTTTTGCATCAAAATTATATCCAGTCAAATCTAAAGGAGAACCATCAGATTTTTTTAAAGAAAAAGTTTTTGAAAAATCAGATCCTTGTTCAAAGACTAAATTAATTGTTGGAACTGCCATCTCATACTACCATACTAGAATTATTTATTGAGAAAAAGAGACTTTAAAACTTCAATCTCAGATCTTAGTTCTTTGAGTTCTGTTTCATAACGTAAACGAGTATTTTTTTCATGGATATATTTTTCATAAGCAACCATATCCATGTTTATGATTGCTTGTGTATGTAAATCTCTTTCAAGATTTGAATAATCCTCTACTTTTGCTCGTTTTGTCACGCTAATGCAATTGCTCTAAAGTTTCTAATCCTTGGTGATTGTGCTTGATTTGTAGTTGAACATTCAATTTTAATTTGATATGCACTAAACTGTGGTAGACTATTTGCCGTCCAAATATATTCTACAAACTGATTATTGAGACTTGCGGAAATATTCCTATCGGATCTTCCACTATTATTTTTAATATTGATAACCTGTTGGTTAGCATCAAGATTATCGTATCCAGGGAATAATTCAAACACTTTATCAAGTTCAGAACCATCAACTCTAAACAATCGGTATAGAATTCTAATATCTGTTGATGTTTGCCTATAAGCATCTAAAAGGACCTTGAGTGAAGTTGCAGGTGCTTCTAGAGCAATTATCTTAGTTAGATACGAAAGATCGTGTGGATCCTCTACAAGAAGATTTGCTCTTCTATCTGTAGCATAATTTATAATTGGACTGTTTACCCTATGAGACTGAGTAGTAACGAAACTTTCAAATGCGTTTATACTTGGAGACACATTTTCATTGGTTGTACTCAATTCCAATTCAAAAGTAAATGATTTAGCACCAGGAAGAGCAAGAAGTTTTGCTTCTTCATTTGGTCTAGAAGCAATTATTCTTGGATCGTTAAAAGTTGTTTCATTTGTTAGCGAAACTGGTTCATATCCTTTATCCTGGAATGATACTTCACTTCCATCAATACTTGTTCCAGATGTTGTTCTTACCTGAGCACTAATACTTGTTCCATTTGGAAGATTATAATCAATGTGAGGAACAATACTTTCAAATTGAATATTTTGAGTTGCCTTAGCATTTGATCCACCACCAATTTTACTGGAGTTGAATACTTCTGCTCCTGAAATTTTTACATGATATTGATCAAGGGTTATTTTATCCTGAATTGTATTTGACGAATTGATAAGATTGTGTGTGGTATTAATTTTTCTTAACGATACACCAGCAAATTCATATTTTTGAATTGGTGTATTTGCTTCATAAGTTCTTGCTGTTGTTCCATCAACTCCTCTGGTTGTGATACCAGTTAGAATATTGTTGCCAACACCAATATATGCAATAATTTCGTCACCAACTAAAGCAAATCCTGGATTTGATGAAGAAACTTGAACACCTTCAAACATATTGAAATTTGTGCTACTTGCGACACTGATATTAGCAATAGAACTTACTGCATATCCAACTTGAATTGAAGTCGCTACAGTATCACCACTAATTCCAGTAATTGTGACAATATTGTTATCAGCGTGCATTCCATGGTTCTTATGGTTTACTTTGAAATATGTTCCATCATACTGATCTGTGTTGATTGTAGCAGTAGAAGGAACAATAGAGAATAGAGTTGATCCAACACCAACACCAGCACCTGCAGTTGGTACATACTGAATTTGATCTGATGTATTGAACTCTTGTCCAGTTACGTTAGTTAGAACAAGAGTATTTGTTGAGGTAACAACACCTACAGTTAAGGTTAAATTTTGACCTAATGTGTTACTACCAAGCGTAGCTGTTAGCGTATCACCAACTACATATCCACCACCACTAGCAGTGACACATACACTAGAAACAGCACCACCACTGACAGTAACGATACCAGTAGATCCAGATCCAGATCCAGTAACTGTTGTAAAGTTTACTCCTTGGAATATTCCATTAGAATATCCAACACCAACATTAGTAACACTTAATCCAGTATTGGCAAGTCCAACAGCACCACCTAGACTTTCTACAAATCCACTGGAAGTTCTATTGTCTTGTTTAATTTGGGATCCAACAACAATAAATGGAGATGTAATCGCAGAAGATAACCCAAGGGTTACTTTTTTAGCAAATACTTCAATTGGATTTGCTTGTAGGATATTTCTAGAATTATATGTCCTTAGTTCTGGATTATAAAACTTAAATGTTCCCTTTTGTGTATTGAATTTTGCTTTACGTGCAACATATTTTAGGTCTTCAAGTTGCGATGCTTCCCAAGTAGATGCATTTTGTGACTTGAATAAAGATCCTAATGATGGTTGCTTATTGATAATAATTTTTTGAATTTCTGGTAAGTTTGCAGTTGAAATATCTTCTTCTCCAACACGAGAAATCCAAACATTATATGCATCGGTATCAGCAAGAATTACAAATGCATATTCGCCTTTTGGTAGATAAACTGGAGCATCAAATGTAAATGTTGTTTCTAAAGATCCTGTACTTGAAGTTGTAATTTCGTTTGGATATTTGATAACACTAGACCCTTCAATAATAGTTCCAGAAGGAAAACCATTTACGACATTTACAATTCTAAGTTCTACAGGAATTATTGAACTCTTTGTTGCAAAATAAAGATCAACTGAGGTATAGAAAATACCAGGATCTTCTTCAACAAAGAATGATTGTGCTAATGGGTCTGATGGTGCGGGAGGTGGACGACGACGAACAATAGTTGTTTGTGTTTGTAATGTTCCTTGTGAGAAGAAGTTTGCGTCTGCTCTACTTACAACCACACCAGGAATATTTGATGGGGTTTTTTCCGCAGATACTTCAACAGTATTTGTTCCGTTTGCAAATTTTAGATTTGTTTTTGGAATGTTAATACTTCCAATCAGAACACCATTTGCATCACTAATTAAACGAATTTCTTTTACAGTTGCTTCTGCTTTACTCGTTTCACCAACAAGTTTCATTCCTTGAACAAGGGAACCAAAAAATCTTTCATCAGATTTTTGATTTAGTGATGCAGTATCAATATTCAATACTTCAGTTGTATCACTGTAGAAAGAACTTAATCCAACATTTGAATATGGATTATTATTGTAAACTGCTGTTGGTATATTATATGGACCATCTTTATGGTTTGCTTGTGCAAGCCTAAATCTAATTTCTAGATTTGTTGTTGTATTTTGGTTAGAAAGAAGTCTTCCAACAACTGTTTCTCCAACTTGGAAAGATCCTTGAACTGGTGTTACTTCTAATAGTTTAGGAACAGTCAACGTCCTATTATCAGACATATCTGTTCTTGAGAAGAAACTAAAGAACTTAGTTGCTGGTTTTAGTCTCGATGCTTTGAATTCAATATTCTGTGCTCTCAGATTTGGAATTGCAGTTGAAGTTGTAATAACTTCAGTAGTTCCAAAACCACCATCAATAGTTTTATATTCTCTCTCAATCCAAACATCTTGCGTTGGATTAAGAGACATATTACCACGCCAAGTAACAACATCAAATGGATTGACATTTACTGCTCTACTTGCAAATGGTTGTTTAAAATCTTCTACCTCAGAATAATCTAGAGTTACAATATTTTTTGACTTCTTAATATTTGTAGATCCAAGATCATTTACATAACGTACATCAACACTTAAATTTGATACTCCATTTGTACCGATAAGAGATTGTGATCCAACTAAAAGGTCAATGCTATCATAATATGATCTTGCAACCATTTCATTATTTTCAATATCATACTTTAATACAGGCAGTGTTTTATCTGCAACATCAAATGTGCTGAAATTATCTACAACAAATCCAGACTTAAATTTATCAAGTCCTGTATCTGGGTCTTTAATAACTAAACTTGATGTTTTTGCTTCAAGCAAGGACAGGCTTGTATAATATTCTAAACCAGCAATTCTATTCTCAAGTTTTCCAATATCAAGCATTGTATAACGCTTATTCGCTTTAAATTCAATTGTTATATCAGTATCTACGTTATAAACATATGGTGCGTATGTAATTGTTGCAAGTTCAAATGACCCATTAATTGCTTCTGGTAAAACTGGACGTTGAGAAGAAACACCTTTTGCAATAGTAAATGTATTGTCCTGATTGAGGAATAGTCTATCAATTCTTCCCGTATAGAAATTATAGTCTAAAACAATATTTTCATCAGAAACAATCACATTTGGAACAGTTTGTCCAGATCCACCAAAGTTTCTTGATGAAAATTCAAATGGTGATAATGTTCCACTATAGTCTGCTACTCGTGGTCTAAAGTCAATAACATCAGTATTTCTTATGTTATTAAAAGTTTGAATATTTTCATTATAATCAGGATAACTGTTAGTTGTAATAATTTCACCATTATCACTAGAATTGATGGTGAAATAATCAAAGTATACTTTTAGTTGACGTGAAGGTTCTTGTGATCCAGACTTTCTAATCAATCTACCAAAATCATAATATTCAAGTCGTTGACCTGTATCAAAACTAAAGTTATCTAAGATATTTGGATCTCCTAGATTGATTTGTGAAATATTACCGGTTACTCCACTTTCTTGGAATGTAACTTGTTCAGTTTCAAGAAAACTTTGATTATTTTTAGTAATATAATAAATTTGATTAGTTGCTGTTTTACCAAGAACTAATGCTGAAGCACCGGAAGTATTGCCAATTAAAATTTCACTATTAATCAGATCTTGATTTGTTCCATTTGGACCATTTAGTGACGAAAGAACTAAACTTGGAACTGTTGGAGCACCATTTGTTGATGACTGAAATACTGCATGAACATTGACAACATCAGCAACATCTAAAGAAATTTCTTTATCTTGAACACGCTTACCGTATGCGTTAGTATAAATTAAACCATCACTAACTCCAGTTGAAATTCCTGAGTAATTATATTTTGATCCAGAAACAGTAACTGATGCTGAACGGTTTAAAACTTTGTTTTTGGATGTAACTTTTGATTTTTGTTGAGTTGTTACAGCAACTACACCAGTTTGATTTACTTTAGATAAACCAAAAATAGTTGCACCTTTTCCACCATTAGTTAGTTGGAATTGATCTTGAGTTAATGGTTCAACTGTTCCATCCATATAGAAAATTGAATACCTTTCCTCATCAAATGGAGCATAAACAAAATCTGTTCCTGCTAAAGATGGTAAATCTAATGATCCTAAAGATGATGAACTTCTGTCTCTGTATTCTTTTCTAATAAAAATATCTGATGTCGTTAGATCTACACTTTCAATATTTTTATTTGGAAACTCTGCGTACATAAAACCAGAACTTGAATTTCTGATTTTTGGTGCAACAACAAGAAGTCCAGAAAAACTAACAGCACCAGGTGGTAATGTTCCAGTAGCTACACCAACAACATTGGTTACTGCTTCAACAGTCAAACTCTGTGCTGTTGGTGTAATAGTTTTTACTCTATTAAAAACAGATCCAGATACATCAGTTCTAGCGTATGAAACAATATCACCAGTTTTGATACCTACAGTCCAACCGCTTGTAGAACTTGTAACAGTTGAAACACCACCTGATCCAGATGTAATTGTAAATGGTTTAGCGCCAAAATTAATTTTTGGTTCTAAAACAGTATCAACACTGAATGTTGTAATACCAACCTCAGATCTTACAGATCTAACATCAGTAATATCAAATTCTAATACTTTGGTAATTACTCTTCCATTTTCAATTTCATTTACAAGGATTGCTTCATCAACAATAAAATTACCAGAAGTTTGGTGAAGAGTTAGAATATTTCCAGATATAGATCTTAGATATCCTTTAGCGCCAGAATTTTTACCTTCAATTAAAGCAGGAGCACTAAGTGATAGTGTCTGGTTTAGGGTAATTTCTGTGTCAGTTTGAATGTCGTAGAGATATAAGTCAAACTGTGAGGCATTATTGGAATAATCTGCATTTGTACACTTATAGTCATATATTCTTGCTCTACCAACACTTTGTCCTGCAGTGGCAGATTTATTAGATCCAAGTCTATGACTACGGAGATCTACATATCCTGTTGTTGCAAGACCAACACTTGCACCACCATAAACATTATTTACTCTGAGAAGATTGCCTGCTTGGAATGGAATTCCAGCACCTAAAACAGTTGTAGTTTCTCTTGGTTTTTCTACATCTAAAAAAGTTGTTCCAATAGTTTCTACTTCGTAACCTTTAACATATGCCTTTCCTGAACCAATTTGAATTTCAAGTAAGTCTTTGGATGGTTTATTTCCTTGATCGGTGTTTTCTTCTGGAAAAAACACACCAAATGTTGAGTATCTGTCGTTTAAACTTTCTTTTGCTTGAAGATCAAATTGATTAACATAATAATCTCCACTTTCGTCATAAGTTCTTCTTGCTAGTTCTTTAGCAATCTCACTATAAACAGTTTTATTAATAATTTTTTTTACTTCACCATTCTTTACTCTGAATAGTTCAATGAAGTTTTCATCTTGATAGTCGTCTAAGTTTTTTTTAATTAACGACAAACTAATTTTCAATCTATCTGCTCCAGGAGCAGTGTAGTTTGAATAACCTTGAGCATTATCAGATAATGAAGAATCCTCAACAGCACTGATAATCTCTTCATTTACAAAAAATCCAACTCTATATGATGGAGTGTTTGAATACTGATCGAGAATAATTATTTCGTCATTTACTGCAATAAATGCACCTCTTGCAAAAAATACACCTTCAGTTACAGAAAAAGAATATCCAGTTGCAGTAGCCTTTGTAAGAATGCATGTTGAAAAATCAGATCCAGCCGCAATTGTTGTTGATCCGTAAGTAAAAGTAGTAAGAGTTACAAGATTTTCACCATCAAGAAACTGATCTGTACTATAATCTTGTTCTGATGATTTCTGATATTTTACATATAATGTTGTAACTCCTTCAATAGATTGATTTTTAGATAAAACTTTTTTTACTACTGCAGTAATACCTGAAGTTTTTCCCTGAATTGTTAATCCAACTAATTGATCATAGTATCTTTCAACTGGAACACCAAAGAAAGTTGGTTCTACTTTTACTGCATAATATCTGTCATCATAGGCAATAGATCCAGGAATTACTACTGATCCTTCTTTGAAGAAATGCTTGCCAAACTTCTCAACCTGATCTTGAAGAATTGACTGTAGAGTTGTTAATTCTCTTGCTTGAATTGGAACACCAGGTTTGAAAAGAATTTTATTATAATTCTTCGCTTGATCAAAGTCATCATAATATGGATTTGTGTTGAGGTTAGTGTTTTGTGGCATCTGATCAGAACTCTAATACAATTTTAATATCTTCTCTTTGGTTTGTAGCTCTTGTTACTTCTGGTCTATTATCAACGTAAATGATTTCTCCAGAATATTTTTTAATTTCTGGTTGTGCAAGACCATTATTAAATGTTTGTCCAAAGTAATAAGTTCTTGAGTTGACCGTTGTTGAAACTCCAGTAAATGTTGTTTCAATACCTACGGTTTCAGTGCCAGTAGTTGTTGTTACAACTACGTTTACACCTCCGCCTGTTCCTGGAGAACTTGTAAACTTATTTAGACGGTATCCGTAGGTTGGTTTTGATCCAGTTGAACTGTCAGTAGCAAGATCTCTATCTTGCCAATATTTTAAAATTTTTGTAACAGGATCATATGAAATAATTTTCCCAACCGCAGTTGATCCAACACCAATTGTTTGTCTGACTTGCCCATCAACAGATACACTCATTGTTGTTGTAGCAGCACCAGTCAAACGAAGACCATATACACCAGATGCAGAAGATGCTGTCAATAAATTTGAAGTTCCATTGACCAAAGGATTTTTGATTAGACCAATTCTTGCAAACTGATTTCCCGTTGGAAAATCTGGATTTGTTACATCACTATTTTCAATTCTTGAATAAATTAGAACTCTATTGGCACCAAGTTCTTTATCAATATCTGCACCATGTCCACCTGGAGGAGGAATAATTACAGAAAAACTTGCACCAGATCCAGTAACAACACTATCAAGATCTAGTGTAGAAAAAGTATATCCAGTCCCACCATTAGTTACTGTTACAGTTGTTGGTTTTCCATCAATAAAAGTAACTGATGCCAATCCATCTTGACCATCACCTTTAATTGGTACATTATTTTTTGTTCCACTGTATTGATATGAAGCAGAACTTACACTTTCGATAGTAATAACTTCAATTCTTCCATCAACTGCAGCGTTTCTAACATCAGCAACAGCGGAGTTTGTTTTCCAGTTAGCAGGAACAGAAATATAGTCAACACTATCAAACTTAATAATATCACTTGGTTTGATAGAAAATAGATATTTCCAAATATACCCATCACTTTCTAATCTTGGTTGAAGATCAGTATGTGTTGGTTCTTCAAGAGAAATAATTCCGTTTCCACTATTAGAAGGAGCAGCACCATTATAAATGCACTCATAAACTCTGTAGTCAGAGTTCATTGCATAAAAATTTGACCTGTACAAACTAGTTGCACCAGTTTGGGGTGAAGTTCTGTTTATACTGTAATCGTGACGGTACATTTCATAAATTATACCTGATGTCCAAGAAATTTTTCTAATAACTTTTAGAACATCACTTGATGTAATTTTTTTAGCAGAAATTAGAGTATCGTAAATATCGTTATATTGATCAAAACCATCAATTGGATATGGCGTATTAGTATTCCAATCTGCACTTACTTCAGTTGCATTTGGTAAACCAATAAACACGTAATAACTATTATCAGAAGTTGAAATACCACTGACAAAATTTGATGAATTCAATACTCTGATCTGATCAGTAATGACCGCTGGCATTATTTTCTAGACTTTTTGTTTTATTTATGAGTAATCTAAAGATAAGTTTGTAGTTCTAATAATTTGTGGCGCAGTTGATATTCCAGTAAGTCCATTTAGAGGATTGCAAGTAAATGCAAGACCAGTTGCTCTTGATGATGTAAATTTAGACCAACTGTATTCACCATAGAAATTACCGCCACCAGATCCTAAACCACTAAAGTTCAGTCCATGACCAGTTGTGATATTGACATGAACTCTCATAGATAAACCAGTTCCAACTGGACTGATATGACTTACTTGGTAGATGCCATCTAAGAGTTGAGTTGCGATACCAACAGTACTTGATCTATCTTGGGATAAAGCAGTTACTCCATTTCCAATATTGGATCTAGATACTATAAAATAGTCACCAGTTGAAATGCCAGTTACTAATGTGTTACCAAAAGATGCATCTCTTAGTGGTGAATTTAGAGGAATAAAGAAATTGAACTGCAATCCCTGACTGGTAGTTCCAATTCCAGTAATAATACCTTCATCACCAGAAATAGAAACTGATGAAACTGTTTCTATAGGTTTAATGAATGATGTTGTTCCAAATCCGGTATTGTCTTTATCACTATCAATAATTTGAATATCAAATGATGTTGTATTTGGATCTTCTGTTTTACTGAATACTAAACTACCTCCATCAGCATAGAAAACACTATCAGACGTGCTAACATTTTTGATAATTCTTGCAGTTGGTTTAATTTTTGCAGCATACTCAACTCTTGCTTTACTCACTTTGATACCATCAACAAACAAATCTTCTTGCTGTTGACACCAAACAACAGGTCTTAGTGGAGATGTTGATTGACTAATTCCTTGTTTATTATAATTGTTGGTTTGTAATGTATCTCTAGAAACTATTGCTCTGACAATTCTTTCATTTTGTTCAACAGGAATAATTTGATTTGGATTTTTAAGAATTGTTACACCATCACCAATTTTTATAGTATCGAGTGCTGTTGTAGTATCAATATCAGCATCTGTTCCTCTATAAAATAGTATCTGTAAAGAAGATCCTGCAACGGGTGGTTCTGTAAACGTTATTTGAGTTCCACCTTCAAAAGTATAAGATTCTTCTGGTTTTTGAAGAACATCATTAATAAATATCAATAAAACATCTGCTAAATTGATTGGTGCTCCTACAGTTTTTTCAATACTTAGAGGAATTCCATTTTCAGTAATAGTAAATGTTGTTTGAGTGCTATCAAATTCTGAAGAAAAATCATCAAGTACTTGTAATTTTCCAAGAACCCACCCAGCGAATTCATCATCTCTAGTTTCAACCACTGTAAAGATTGAATTTGCAAAAGTAGATCCAATACTAGTAACAGTTGGAATTCCAGCAATTCTTAGTTGTTCTCCAACAGTAAATCCGTATCCAATATTGTTTAGTTGGAATGATGTTATACTTAATCCAGATCCAACAACAATAGATGCAGAAGCACCTATACCTGTTGAAGAACTAATCAATTGAATATCATCATATGAAATTGGAGCATCAAAAGAAATTGCAGGAACATTTGTTGAAGTGTAACCTGCACCTGGAGTATTAATAAAAATCTTATCAATGTTTCCATTTAGGACAGTGAACGTGCCAGCAGCTCCAGTCGTAGGATTTCCGCCATTGACATGAATTCTATAAGTAGTTTGACCGTTTCTGTATCCGCTGCCAGAGTATCCCAGTGCAACTGTGATTGTTCCAAATCCAGAGACCACTGCGGTTCCTGTTCCGACATACCTTGGTTGATATCCATAACCTTCAGAATTTGCTAAAGAAACAATAAGACCTTTTCTTGGCAATTTATTAGCATTTACATCAGATGTGCTATATGCTTCTACAACTGCATTGCTATTACCAGTAAATCTTATTGAAGTAATTCCTGTTGACGCTCCACCTAAAAATTGATAGTCTACTTCTGGTTTTTGAAAAATATTATTGACTAATATTACACCAAAATCGCTTGTAATGCCAGTTGTATTTACACCAGAACTTTTTATAGTAAATGTTTTTGCTATTCCAGTAAAGTTTTGTGAGATATCATCAATAACAATATTTCCTTCATAATTAGATCGGATAAAAGATCTTCCTTGAAAAGAACTTCCATTAGTGACATCAATATAAACAAGATTGTGTGTACCAATACCAGTGTTAGTAAGACTAATTGCAATTCCTGTGATTGCGTCGTCTAAACTTGATGCAAATGAATAGTTGTTGGCAGATTGTTTTATTAAGAAATAATTTTCATTTGAAACTAATGGTGCTGGCGGTGTTAAACTTCGTAAAAGAACTCTAGATCCTGTTGTAAAAATATCATCTAAAGCAGTAAAACTTGTTGTTATCAAATTTACATTAGATGATGAAAATCCAACAGTATATCGAATACCACCAAAAGGAACATCTGCAAATGTGATTATATCTTTATTGATATTATAGTCACCAAATACAAGTTGAATATTGTCTCCCACAGAATGACTTCCTACAGATGTTCCCATCCATGATCTATCAACCAACATTTCATTAGGACTAGCATTGAAACCTACAATTTGGATCCTCATAATTTCATCATTGATTTGGATCAAATCATAATTCTTGAATAAACTTATATCATTGACTTGAATAATTCTATTGTTTATTGATGATAGGGTTGTTGCAGAACCTATTCTTTTATAAATTGGAGATTGAATTACATTATCGAGAGCAATAATACATTTGATATTTTGTTTTTCTGCTGTAAATGTATGAGTTGTTCCTACTCCAACCGTGGTAAGACCTATAGCATTTCCAGAAATTGCAAGAGTTGCTGCAGCTGCAACCTTGAATTTATTTTCGCTAATTTTTATTGCAAATACTTTTTGTGGTAAAGTTGTAGCACCACCTACGCCAGTGCTAGTGTGATCAATACCAATAGCAGAATTTCCTGGACCAGCATTATAATAAAGCGGTTCTCCAGTTACAAAAAAATGATTGCTGATAACAAAAGTATCTGCACTAAGTAAAACTTTAGAAGTATTAGATCCGTCAAATGTTTTATGAAAAATAGGATCTCCTTCGTGCGTCAAATTGAACGAATACCTAAAGGTTTCCGTTGCTGAATTATATTTTTTATTTACAGATCCTAACTCAAATCCCATGTCTTTTTAGAGTATTTATGGAAGGGTTATAACAACATCAGATGCTACGTCATCTGGGTTATCAATCATAATTTCAGATGTTCTTACAATGTATGCTTTATTTGTTCTTGGAGTAAATCTCAATAATCCATTAGATCCTGAAACAACCATATCAGTATTTTGTATATCTCTTGTAAGATCAACTGAAGTTGAAAGATTATTATATTTTATATAATTTATCACATCACCATAAATGTTTGCTGCAACATGGAAGAATGAATATACATTATCCGTTGTATTATGAATTTCAACAAGGTATTTTACAGAAACATAATTGTTGGAAGAAATAATTGATATAGTTTCTGCTGATGGGGATGCCGAAGAAGAAATTGTAGTTCTAGTACAATTTAAAGAAGCATCTCCAACTTCACGGGATGTGCCTGGAATACCGCTAGAAACTGTAGTTGCAACACCAACTAGGGTAGATAGCATAGCAACCGTTACACCAACTCCAGCGGCAGGTAACCACTTTAGATGAAGTGTATTTGTTGCTGTCATATCTACACTAAATGTTCCAAGTCCAACTCCACTGCCCATCTTACCAAACTCAACATATTGAGCAGTAGATCCTATTCCTAGGAAAGATGCTTCAACAATATTTTTTTGATTTACTCCTATAACAGAAATAATTACACTACCACTTTTGAATTCGTTTGCATTAATGGATTGAATAATTTGTTGTGTTGGAGATCCAGATGCTGCTATGAAAGAAGCAATACCTATTTTCTGAATATGTCCAAATGAAGTAGTTCCAACACCAACACTTGGTTCAATTTTTTCTTTGTAGAAAGTTATGTCGTAAGTAAATGTTGTATTGTATGGTGAGAATAGAACTGATACAGTTGTTCCAGAAATTGAAGTACTAAAATCACCTAAATCAAATGCATCAGATAAATCCGAGTATTGGTTGTTAAACGATATCGTGCCGTTATGAGAAACGACAAATTCTGTGTATTGTGTTTCGTTAAAAACAATTCCTAACGAAGTATCAAGTACGACTTGTGCATAATATTTAATTGCAGATGCTTGATTGAAGTCAAAACTATCAAGTTCTATAGATCTACTTATATCGGGATCTGAATAAAATTGTGGGCTAATGTCATCAATTTCAAGTACTCTGTTAGACTTACAAATTAGAGAACTACCAAATCTATTTGAATTGAATACAATTTTATCGCTGATTGTTGCATCACTATTTGTTTTTTCATAAACAAGATCCCAATTATGTTTACAATATAATTTTGTAGCGTCTGAATTGACCAATATAATTGTACTCGCTTGAGATCCAATTCCAGTTGAGACACTAGTACTACCGAGTCCAGCAAGACTATCTGATGGGACAAGTAAATCTGAGTGTTTTTTGAAACCTGCAATGTGTGCCAAACTATCAACTGGTTCACTCCAACTACTGATACCAACTTTACTCTTTAGGGAGTATGCAAATTGTTGATAGTAATCACTATCATGAATTCTTTGAAAAAATTCATTTAGTTTTCCAGTATCTCTTTCCCATCCAAAATCTTTTGAAATAGTTGAATTAACATCAAAGTATCCAGAGTAACTCTGCATACTTTCAATGATTCCAGAAGCACCTGAAATTCTACCTTTCAACAAATCACCAGTATTGAGACCAACAAGACTATCAATTCTCAATACATCTGTTACGGAACCATTTCCAGCAATAACTTTTGCTGATGACGTTTTAGTATAGACTTCTTCACCATTATAAAAATCACCTTCTTTTAGTGTCAAACTAAATGTAGCAAGATCCTTTACGTTAGATACACTTCCGTATAATAATCCATCATGAACACCAGGATTTTCATCTACTGCATAAGAAATTGTGGCTTGATTGACTAGTCCAAATGCAGTGTTTACTCCAGTAATTGTCCAATAGCGATAATCATACTGTGCGGAGTTATATCCTTTACCAGTAGAAACCCCAATATTTTCAACAAATACTTGATCTCCAATGGTAAATGGTAGTGGATTGGATGTAGTAAATCCTGAAGATGGTGTTTGTAATTTCAGTGTTACATTTGGTATAGAATACGTAGCACTAATAATTCCAACACCATTAGTATTATTGACTGCAATAAGATCATTATCAGTGCTCTTGAGATTTCCTCCAGCATTGATAATTCTTACAGCTCCAACACTATTTCCAGATAGAGAAGCAACAATACTTGATTCAGTATTGACAATATCAGATTTTCTATTATAAACAATTAGATTTGGTGCAGACAGATATTTTGACCCAGTAGAAGTAATTGCAACAGTGTCAACACTATAATTATCTTTAAGTGTAATAACTTGAGGAACTGCTGCTTGTGGTTGTAGTGTTTTATCTGATAGATAGTCATATCCAAAATCTAAAATTTGAACAATATCAATAGAACCAATATTTGATCCATATGTCCTCAGTGTTGCAGAAGATCCTGTTGTGGACGATGCAGATACTTTAGGTGTAGATTTATAATTTTTTCCACCATCCAAAATATCAATTTTTGCAATAGACCCCTTTGTATTAGTAGAATTTGTTGTGTAATTGATATATGATGCGCTGGTATAACCTACTCTTTCTGGTATTTCAAATATATTATATGTAAATGTTTGATTTGTTGTTGTTGTTAGTGAATGTGTTCCAGTAAATTTACTATTATGAACAACTATTTTTGAATATTCATTAATATCTTTATTAATTTCAACAATTTTGGAAGGAGTTTGAGAAGTAAATTTGTAGTATAATATTGAAGGAACCTGTTCTGTAAAATGTATTGTTGTTTTTGCGGATGTAATTCCTGGTGCAAATTGATTTGTAATTTCTAATGCAGATACACCAGATCCAACAAATGTTTTATTGTAACTTTGATCTAAGAAAAATTCAAGTTTAGTGTTTAGTAAACTTGCATTAGAAACATCAAATTCTAAGTAATCTCCGGTAACAATATTAATTCTAGGGTTGATGGATGAACCAATACTTACAAATCGAGTAATAGGATCATATATTGCAGACACTGAACTTGTAGCAGTGGAAACAACTGTCATATCAATGACATCATCTGGTCTTAATCGATGAGAAGATGCAGTAGATACAACAACATTTACTGTTTTTACACTACACGATACAATATTTCTCCTAGTTGTAAAAGAATGACTATTGCCAATTCCAATGTTTGCATTGAAGAAAACTCGTGATAAATCAGAATTGATACCAGTCTTTACATTTGTAAGTGCAATCAAATCTTTTGTAAGTTTCTGTACATACATCTTTGATGGCATCGGAGATGTTGTACTACCATTCAATGAATATGTCAAAGAAGTACCAGCACCAGGACTGTAGAAAACTTCCTCACCATGAAGCAGAGGATTGTTTGGTAAGAAAATACTTCTAGTAGGTATAAAGATCGATTTCTGACTATTTCCCGCTCCAATGTAAGAAATTGTTGTTCCAATACCAACACCATAAGTCAATCCAACACCAACAGAGGATGATGCATCAAAAAATACTGTTTCATTTTTAGGAGTTGACAGAGAAACTACCTTATCAAGTTCGTAAGTAAATTCTCTTTCAAGATTAACAATTTCTGAACGATTTGTATGTGCAGCACCTGTTGTTCCATTATATCTTCTTTGTAGATTTAATTTATTATTTGCTTTATCAATTCCCATAATTAGGAATTGCTCACTATCAATTTTTATAATGTCATTTACAGAAAACTTTGATGCAAGATCTATTATTTGAACACTAGTTGTAAGTCCAGTTGCTAGCATAGAAGTTGCTAGACCAGATGTTACACCTTTTACATCGATCCTAAACGTTCCCGTTATATTATTAAATGATGTAGAAGATATTCCAACAATACTTACATAAGAACCATCTGATAGATTATGTGGGGTTGTTGAAATTGCAGTTACTGATCTATTGTTGCATACTAGATCAATATTACTCAAAGTTGTTATTGATGAAGTTATGTCTGTTACTGCAACACCAACAATTTTTGATATTTTTGCGATAGCACCAAATCCAGAAGTATTTGAATTATCAAATACAATTCTATCTCCAACAGTATAATCTAAACCACTTTCTATTACATCAATCCGTTCTACGCTTCCAGATTTTATTTTAGAAATCTTAGATTGTGTAGTTGTATTCTTATTTGAATTTGAAATAAATTCATACCCATCATTGATCTTATAAGCATCAGTGTTTCTTACTAAGTTTAGAGTAATAGGATCAATATCTTGTGTAGAATTATAATCGTAGTTGAAAATGTTTGGAGTGAAGTTGTAATAATTACCAATTACATATGGAAATACTGGTTGTCTTACTCCATTGAAAGGACTACCATTGTCATTTACAACAGAGGATGAGACTGTTGTATAGTATGCATAAACACCATTTGGATATTCTGGCGTAATTGCAAAGCGACCATTATATTCATCTAAATCTCCAGTACCTTGAACATATGTAAAGTCTTCAACAAAAAATCCAGCTGGATATTGTGAAATATTTGGACCATTAACTCTTGCACCAGAAATCTTTGCATAACTTGGTTGTAGATATTTTAGTGCTCCAGTTCCAGTATAATTTGCAAATGCATATGGTCCGTAAATTGGACTTCCATCATATGCATATCCTAAAATTGGAGAATGTTGAGATCCATTATCTCCCAAGAAAGTTCTCAGAATTCTTGGGACGTAGTAATTAACATATGGATTACCAAGTTTAGTATTTCTTACAGTTTCATAGAAACCATCATCAGAACTTACGTCACCAATTTTTGCATATTTTTCAACTTTATTAACTGTCCATTTTTTTAAATTGGACGAGAATATTGCTCCTTGTCCAGGTGTCGATGCAGTAATTGTTGTTCCATTGGTTGTATATCCAGCACCCTGATCAATAACATCAACGCTTATAATTTGACCATTAGATATATTTGCCTTTGCCTTTGCACCAAAACCATCACCATCAATAATGATGTCTGGAATACTAAAATAATTTGAACCACCACTTTTTACAATAACACTATCAAGTCTACCATTTACAATCAATGGTCTTAGTGATGCGTTAGATCCTTCAATAATTCTTATTTCTGGTCTATAATTATCATTGATGATTGTCGATCCAAAATCATCCCCACCAACTTTTACATGAACATCAGATATAGATCCTCTTACAATTGGAGTAACAGTAGCATTTGCCGTTGTAATACCTTGAGGACCATTTAGAGTGATTGTAATTGGTGGATAATTGAAGATATGATATCCAGATCCAATACTAGTTAGTCCAATGTAATTTGTTAGGCTAGTAGAAATTGATACTCTAAATTGGTTGTTATCGACTTTTATAGCATAATATCTGGAGGTTGTGTTTAATCCACCAACTGATAATTCTGTTGTTGAATACTTTAGTTCTTCACCAGAAGTATATCCATGATTACTAATTGTGATTACATCCGTGAATGTATTGATACCAACAGGAGTTGTCGTATTTTCTTTATTGGAAAATGTGCCATTTTCAATAACATAAACTTTATCAACTTTTAGTCTTCTTTCTTTAGTTGAAAAAGCATGAAGTCCTTGACCATTGGAAGTAATATCAAGAGTTGCAATACCAACAAGAGATTTCTGTCTTGTTTCTGCTAATGAAATAGTATAGTCGTTATTTTTGATGACGAAATATGAAGAACCGTTAATAAGTGTTCCTGGAGTTGTTCCAAGACCAATAGGAGTTGTTCCACGAGTGTTGTAAACAATTTCTTCACCATGTTTAAATCCATGTGCTTCTGGGAAGGTAATTTTATCAGTAACAGTATCTACAATACCACCAGTGCTAGTGCTATCAAAATCTACTTGATGAGCAACCAACTTCATTTTTGCTTCTGCTACTGCAGAACCATTACCACCACTAATATAAACAGTTGGAGTGCTTGTATAATCTAATCCTTCAGTATCGACAAGAATTTCTTTAATGGTTCCTGATACGTGTGCAATAACAGATGAACCTGCACCAGTATGCCCATCTTGATAAACAGAAAGTCTAGTTGGATTGATTACATCAAAGTCCGATCCTTCATTTAAAACACTAACTGATTGAATTGGACCATAGAAAACTTGATCAGTTGATTTATAAGAATAAATCTCTACTCCGTTGTCAAATAATCCAACTCCACCTGGAATTGTCTCAATTTTAGTCTCACTATACTCAGGAACTAAAAACTTTCTGAGTAATTTTTGTGCTCCAATTGTAGAAAACCCAACATTACTTGGAGTTAAAGAATGTGTGGTAATTCCAGATAAATCACTAGATCCAAAAATAGTGATATGTTGACCTCTACGAGCATTCTCTAGTGAATATGCAAGTGAAACCGTATTATCGTCTATTTTACGAATATAATAAGATTGATTAGTGCTCAATCCAGATACAGCACCATTTGTGCTTGATGGTTTGTATACTACAAGTTCACCATCATTGAAATGATGATCTGTAATTAAAATTTGTGTACTTGTTGCAACTCCAGATGTAGTAAAGTTTCTAATTCTCTTTTGAGGATTTATAGTCCAGTGTGGAATACTATTTGATGCGACGTATACATCAGCACCAGCAGAATAAACGTTTTGAACATCTGCAGTGTAATCTTTATTTGTTTTTAGTTGTCTTCTAATAAAATGTTTTTTAGATAAATTTAAAGCAGAGCAGTTGACTTGGATTGTTTTATTATTAATGATTTGGAGTAAAGTTCCTACAATAATATTATTATCTTCATCCACAATATCAAGAATATCACCAACGTACAGAATATGATCCGAGAAAAATACAAATTCATATACATTGGAACCCAATGAAATAATATTGTTAACAATATATTTTGTTGGAATATTGTAAATCCATGAAGTAAATCTAATGTCTTTTTGTTCAATACCTAAAGTTTTTACATTGATATTACTTCCTTCTTGCTGATTTATTGCAGATCCATTGAAATTGCTAATTGTTCCTACAATGTTTAAATAAACTGGAGTATTTAAATCTCCATCTTCATACGAGTATGTTTGAAATCCAGAAGCAAAAACAGTTGAACCAATACCTACAGTTGTCGTAATACCAGAAACCCCAAGGAACTGAGTATAATTTTTATCAGTATACGAAAATTGAAGATCTTCATAATTTAGATTTCCTGTTGTACCAAATCCTACTGTACTATCAATGTTGATAATAGTAGATCCAGCACCAGATGTTTTTGTAATAAAAGTTTTTCCTACTTGAAGAAACTTACCAACTGTAGTTCCTTTTGAAATAGAAATTTTATAATAAGTACTACCATTTATAATTGCCTTTTCTACATTATAAATTGA